GCTGACGGATGAGGAGATTGCAGATTGCGCTGAAAAAATGGAAGCATCAGACCCGACCGATAGTTTTTGGCGTGAATTTTTCAGAGGCATTGAAGCCAAACTCAAGGAGAAGAACACATGATGTCTAGCATACTGACTATTATTGTGCTGCTAATGGTCGGCGCTTGTATCGGAGTCGGCGTAATAATCGCCGTACTCTGGTTTAGCGTGGACAAGGATTAACGTTTTTCGTATTCTTCTTTTGACAATAGGCCGATCTTATATTTGCCCTCTGGTCTGAAGATTGTCAGCTTTTGCCCGCGCATCTCAGGCGCAAAGCTAATATGTGTCCAGGCAGCGTATTCGTGGATCATTTGATCAAACTCAATGCCAGCTGCTTCGATGGCCTTGCACACCGCCAAAGGGTTGCCAAAGTCTTTACAAACAAAATCAATTGCCCACCCGTCCATGTGGCTGGAAACTTTGCTGCCACCGACCGCGACATTTACTTCTGGCAGCCGCAACCAGGAATTAACGTGGATGGCCTTACCCAATAGGGCGCGGACCTTTTCCATGCCTTCTGCAGCCTTTTTCATGTTCTCCAGCTGTTGTTCGTTTGGCTGGTTATTGATCCCCAGGCGCGTAGCGGTTTCGGATGTTGTGGCTTCTTCCAGGGTAAAATGTTCGCATAAATTCATTTTTTAATCATGCCTTTCATGTCTTCTGTTTTATCTCTGCTGCCCTGGCTTGAACCAAAGTAAAACGATAAAACCTGGCCCGCAGCGCTAGTAATAAACCCCAGCGCAAATATTACCAATTGCTGCTGGTCGTTGGGTGTATCAACAAACATCAAAACAGCTATCAGGATAAATGCTAACCCGACTACGCCTAGGGCCAAAACTGGCACTACCAATTTATCCAATTTAGTAGCGTTTTCAGAAGTGGCAATTGCTGCATAAGCTTTTCTAGCAGAATCCCTATCCTGGGTATTTAATTTTGCATATTCCAGCTCTAGCTCTGCAATTTTTTGAGCTGCAGCTGGATCGCCCGATATAGCTTTAGCGACAGCATCAACGGAATCAGAAACGCCAAGCTTATTAGCCAAAGCGGTAACAGCAGCCCCACCCAAAGGGCCAGCGACAGCAGTTGCCAGCGTGGGTGCGATACCCTTGAGAATACTGAATAGTTCATTCATTGCCTTGCCTTTCAATTAATCGAAGTCTTCGTTCTATCTGCTTTTCTTTGCGCTCGATCCTGATCTCTGCCTTTTGAATCTTGATCCACATCATAATTAACACGGGCGTAATGATTAGCACAATGCTTAACATCACACAAACCAGGATCAAAACACCTCTGTAAATGAATTTATCCATACGGCATAAAGCCAAGAAACAATGATTAGCACCAAAAACAATCCCATGCCTAATTCCACTTTTTCTTGTCTAAACCTTTCCCGTTGGTAAGCTTCTTTTTGCCTTCGGATTCTAATTTGCTCTTTCCGCTTCTGCTGCTCCGCCTGGACCTTGGAATAGATGTTGTTGTAGTTGTCCCAAAGCGGTCCTAATTGGTACGGCACACTAGCCCCGCGCATCATGCCTGACAGCTTCACATAAGCCTGGTCCAGCTCGTTTTTGTATACGCTTAACTCTAATATGTCTTCTGGATTGGGATCAGCGCTGCGGAAAACCTCTTCGTATTTGATCTCCACATATTCGGTCAATTCTTTGTGGTGACGGAAAAAAGCCCCTAAGTGCCCAATAAACTGCTGGACGATTTCGGTTTCGTTGGGGATATGGGTTGTGTAGGTTTCCTTCTTTTTCGCCAAAGGCTGGGTGTCAGAAACGGGCGTTTTGGTTTTAGAACCAAACAATCCCGCAAAAAATCCCCAGATTGACTTGGCTTCGTTAACAATGGTTTTTGCATCTTCGGTTGCCTGTTTCACCTTTTTAACGGCTACTTTACCCTGGTTTAAGGCATCGCAACAATACATGATCCCGTCATAGGCCAGCTGCATGGCCTTAAACGCCGCCCCAATGGTTAGCGGATCGAACACATCCTAAAGGCCAAAAAACTTATGGATAAACGTGGCAGCCACGCCTGGGCCTAGTAAAACGCAAACCATTACCCCATAAAGAAGATATTCGATCTTGGTCATGCGCTTTTCGCCCGTAGACAAAGATTCTTCTATGTTCTTATACCGTTCGGCGCAAATGGCTTCATGCACCGCAATGCGTGTTGCTATGTCGTCCATGTTATGCCTTCATTACGTAGGCCAGGGCATAGTAAGGCGGCAGATTAGCATTTGTGCCGCTTACGCCAGCGTTGGCAGTTGTGGTTGATGTAGAGGTCGCCACCGTGATGCCCGTGGTGTTTGAGGGCACGGTGTAAGAACCTACTACTGGACCGTCTTCAATAGCGTTAGGGCCACTTCCTGTAACATTTTCTGTTCTTGGGATTGTGTGGGTATGACCAGGATCGGTAACGGTTGAAGTGGAAGTGGATGTTGCTGTGTGGTTATGTGTTACCACAATTGCATCGGTCGATCCGCCCGTGGCAGCCACCGCATAAGTCGATCCAGCTCCAACAATAAATCTATCGCGCAGATCAGGTGTGCCGTTTGAACCATCGCACAAATACCAGCCAGTAGGTACGCTGCCGATTGCGCCATACCAAAGAGAAATCATTCCCGTGGGAATAGTTGTTCCCGTAGATTCTGCTTGTATGCCAACAATTCCGTAAATGTTGTCGTATGTTCCCAGGGTTACAGCTGCGGAAGTCTTTAAAACAAACTTGTAATAGTAGCCATAGGTCAACCAAACTTCGTTGTCCAGGCGACCGCTAGAGTTCAACACTATAGGGTTTGCATTAGCAACCGTGGCATTAATGTCGGTGTAAGTCGCCAAGGGGGTGCTAGAACCAGCCTGGTAGGTATACAACAAACCGCCGCTTAGTGGAACTCCGTTGTTATCAAAGAATTGTTCGCTATTGCCGATTGGCGAAAGATTAACGCTCATGTTTGATCCTTATTTCTTGTTTAGCAAATCGCTAGCTTTGTTTTGGCCTGTTTGTTTACCAAGTTTAGCGGCTTCTTGCATTTCTTTTTCGGCTTGTTGAGCTGCTTTTTCTGCTGCTTTAGCTTCTTGTTTGGCTTGTCTTCTTGCGCCAGCTTCACGGCCCAGAAATGTGCCAGCAGCTGCGCCTGGAACTTCGCCAAAAAATCCGCCAACAGCCCCGCCAACGGTTGCGCCAATTCCTGGCAAATTACGTTCTATTAATCCAACTCTTCGGCCCTGTAATGCAGCCCCTTCGTAACCGTGGATGCCAGGCATCAAGTGTCCAGCATAGTTTAGTGTGTGGAATTTTTGTATTTCATTAGGCGGAAATGTTTCCAAAATCTTTTGGCCTACAACCGAATTCATAACATTGTTTGCTGAATTCTGATTCCATTCGCCCATTTTGGATGCGCCAGCTTTTTGGACTTCACGGGCCAACGCGCCATCTATTTCAGCAACCGCTGCCTTTGCTGATTGCATCAATTCTGGCGGTACTGGCGGCATTCCTTCTGGCGCACCCCTTACCCGACCGTTTGCCAAATCGTTTAAGGTATCTCTAATGTGCCGCCATTGGTCCTTGGGCAGATTATTTAACTTGGATGGTATCTTTTCCAAAGGTGTAGAAGAAGTAAGCACCCCGTTTTTATCTACTTCGCCAAATAAAGTTTTAATGCCTTTTGATCCCAAAAGGGTTTTTTCCGCTTCGTGTATGCGATCGCCTAGTTTGTATAAAGCTGGATCAGCAACCGCGGCTATGTCTTTGTCAATTGCTTGATTAACCCTACGGATTGCGTTTGCATTTTGCGGAGTCCAATCGGCATTTATAGCTTTTCGAACCGCATCATAAGCAGCAACAGAACCAGGCGGATGCATAACGCCATTCATGTCTTCAAATCCAACCGTTTTAGCCAGGTTCAAATAATCTTTGGCAGCGGACTGAACCCCTTCCACGCCTTTAATTTTTAAGCCAGCAGCCCATTGTGGGTTTTTTAATAGCTCGTCAACGTGGGTTGTTCTGATTTGATTGTTGCCAACCTTTTGGAATGCCGAATCGTAAACTTGTTTTTTTGCCTGGTTCAAATAACCTGTAATGCTAGCGCCAGACACATCTTCTGGATCAATTCCATGAAATACATTATTAATTCGACCGCCACGCTGTTCGTCATTAATCAAGCTGCGGGATGCGCCTGTGGCATTCACCCGTTCTTCAGCATATTTTGACAAAGCGGCTTGTTCATTAGCAATTTGTTGTTTAAACAATCGGCCTTCATCTGTATCTAGTTTTGCCTTTGTGTATTCATTACGCAATAGGTTTTCGTTGCCAGTAACAACGCCTGGTCGAACGCCAGCACCAGGCATGATTTCCTGGGCTATTTGCGAACGAAGCATTTGCTCGTTCATTGGCACATCGTTAGGGGTCTTGGATAGCTTGACCTGGGGGAATTGACCGCGGACGGTTTCTTCGCCTGTGATCTTGCCAAAGTACGGATTGTTTTGTGCTGCAGCTGCGCCCACGCTGCCAGCTGGGACTTTGCCTTGTGCAGCTTCAAACTGAGCTTGCATTTGTTCTTTTGTCAGCTGACCAGGGCGAACTATTTCCAGCTCTTTGGCTGCTTCGCGTATTGGTTTGGTGACCTGGGAAACTACTGGCGCTGCTTCTTTCAATGCCTGGGGGATAGCTGCAGAACCAATTACCACCATGTTTCTAATGTCTTGGGGCGGTATGCCTGTTTTCTCAGATATTTGTTCTGGAGTCATTCCCAGGACGTTAAACATCTTGTTGACTTGTTGGGCAATAGGTTCGGTTATGCCGCCCAATGGCTTTTGGTAGGCTTCGCTGCCCGTAATGCCCATCGCTTTGCCTAATGGCTTGTCGATAGAAGCAGCTGCAGCCTGGCCTATTTCTTCCGCCCTTTGGGGTGTAGTGCCAGGTCTAGCCATAGCTTGCATAACCGCACCGTAGGCCGTTGGCACTATGCCGCCATAAGCGGTATCGATAGCACCAGCAACCCGTTCGCCCAGGTTTCTTTTTACGTCTTGATACCTATTGAATGTTTGGGATGCTATGTCGGCAATTTTGGATGGTTGTCCTGTAACGCCTTGGACCGCTTCTTGTGGGTTGTAACCAGCGTAAGAACCGCGACCACCGCCAGCACCGCCAGCACCGATTTGGGCTTGTGGTTGGCCTGGCGGCTGCGCTGCCACGGGCGCTTTGCCTGAGAAATAGTTTTCCAGCGGATCGCTAGATACTGGCTGCGCTGTTTGTGTTGTTTGTGCAGCTGGTTGGACCGCGCCTTGTTTTACCTTGCCAACGTATTCAGCTGGGTTTTTAGTTATAAACCCGCCATATTGCGCTAGGGCTTTGTCTACGTCCCCGTCATTGCGATCGACCAATTGGCCCAGGTAAGTACGCGCCGCTTCCCTGGCTTGCTTTTCATTAAATGGGTTAAATTCCATGCCTTGCTTGTGCAGCATTTGCACGGTTTCTGGCATAAATTGGTAAGCGCCCATTGCTTTGGACTGCTTGTTTAGGGCAAACGGGTCTTTATCGCTTTCGACCTTTTTTAAGCTATCCAGCAATTGATCCGTAACAACGGACCGCCCAGGTGTGGACGGTTTAGGTGTGGACGGTGCAGCCGTTTTGCCGCCGCTTAGATATTGTTCTAAAACATCCATTATTGCGTCCCTGTTTCAGATAGTCTTTTAAGATTTCTATACTTCTTTAAAAATTCATCGTGTTGAGCTTTTGACGGAAACAGCTTGTCTAGCTCTGTTTTTAATTGCGCTGGATCGGTTATGTCTTTAGA